TCAGCTTAGGGCCGCCATCCCTACAACACGCGAAAGAATCATCAGGAATGCTCCAAGTAGAAGCGTGCGGAACTGCCACGCAATGAAAGCCCGTGCGTGGTCGGTCGCTGCAATGAATCGACCCCATGCCGCAGATTCTTTTTCCTGCCGGTCAGGATCATTCTTGCTCATACCTGCAAAGGTCCCGTCTTTGAATTGGAGGATATGGATATTGGCTTTTTTTGCCTTGATCTCCCTATCCAACGCCAGGCACCCCAGCAAGAAGCTCAGTAGCCACATGGCAGCACAGGCCACGATCAAGGAGCCCTCAACGTCGAAGCGCTGGCCTTCAAGTTTTTGAACAATAAATCCAATTCCGGCACCAGTCGCGGCAAGCAGGAAGTACAGGTACTTCGCGAGCTGATCATGGTACTGCTGCTGTAGTACTCGTTGCGCTTCAGATAACGACATTACGACCGCCCCCGGTTCCATTACGAAAGTCTAACCTCTCCCAACTTTCTTCGACCAACGGAATGGGGCGAGCGCATGAGCAGAGCGAGAGCACAAGGCTGAGAACGCCAGCCTCTACCAAGCAGATTTTTAGGAACGCCATCGGGAAGGGGTAATAAAGGTAATCTATAAATTTCAAATCAGTTAAATCGTTACTTTTCAACCACTTACATCACCATATCAAAGGTAATTAAATGGTAATCAGAAGGTAATCAGGTTACCTTTTTGGACGGTAATCTTTTGGCCGGATCCAGCCCAATAAAATCAATGACATACAGTCAGATTACCTTTTTGGTTACCTCAGATTACCGCCAAAGGTAACCACCAAATATTTTGTTATTTCAATGACTTAGGTCGCCGTAAGGGGGCCTGATTACCAATTACCGTCTTCCGATGGGGCTCCCCAGAAATCGCGCCTCGGGTTGACAGCCTCCCTTGCGGCGCAGGAAGCCCCCACACGCGCAGGGATCCGCAGGGCCATTGCGCCCCATCCAATGCCCGTGCGCGCCAACACGGGCGCGGCTGGGCGGCACCTGCAGGCCTGCAGAATTTGGGGGGTATTTAGAGGGCAGGCGTGGCGGGGCGACGATTGCGTTTCTCGGGGGGTAGGCGGCCGAAACCGTACCGCCCGCCTCGATTTCGTATGGTTTCGCCACGCGCCCACGAAAAAGCCGCCCAGGTGGGCGGCTCTGTTCGGTCAGCTCTGGTGTGGGGCCTACACGGCGCGCAGGCGCTCGCGCGACACTTCGGCGTAGTGGTCCGTCATCTCGATGCCGGTCCAGCTGTAGCCTTCCTGCTGGGCCGCTACAAGGGTGGTCCCGGATCCAGCAAAGGGGTCAATGATCCGGCCCCCCGTCTCGCAGATCCGTACAAGCTGGCGCATCAGCGCCGTGGGCTTGCCCGTCATGTGGAGCTTGTCCGCCTTACGCACTGGCTCGCGGATTACCCCCGGCAGTACCGGGGCCTGACGCTTCAACGGCATGCCGCCCTTACTGCCCCAAACCACGTACTCCGCCTGATTGCGGAACCGCCCGAGCTGGGGTCGCACCCCCTCGGTCTTGTCCCAGACCGTGATACCCCGCCAAGTGAACCCCGCGCACTGCAGCGCGTCCGTGGTGAGCGGCAGCTGCCGCCAATCGGTGAACAAGCAGACCGGTGCGCCATCGCGCAGGAGCCGGTTGCACTCACTGAGCCAGAGCACCATCCATTGCAGATGGGAACGCTGGTCGCGCTCGTCGCCAACAAAATCGGCGTGCAATGCCCTGCCCCCGGTCTGCACGTATTTCTCGGATGGCGGCCGTTGTCTCGCGCCAGCGGTAAGGCCACCACTGGCATACGGTGGGTCAGTGATCAGTGCGTCGAACGATGCGCTCGGCAGGGTCGGCAACAACTTCAGGGCGTCGCCCTGCAGCAACTGGTTTTTCATTGGTAGAGCCTTCTGTCAGTCGCTCGCGGCGATCTGTCGGGAGGCTCTGGGCCTTCATGTGATTCATCGTGCCGCACCTCGGGCACTTAATTTGCAGCTCGCTGTAGCCGCTCGCCTTAGCCAGGAGGCGGGCGCATTCGCCACAGCGCAGATTGGTTAGCGCGTTCGTCACTTCACCCCCTCCCCTACAACGAACGGATCAAATCGAACCACCTGGTCGCCCGCCCATTCGTTGATCGGGTCAAAGCGCGATTGCAACGGTTCAAGTTCCATCGCCGCCCACACGCTCGCGGCGTCGCGGATAGAGCCGAACCCGCCAGAGTTCTGCGGCACGATGCCGAGCAACTGCGGCGGCACGCGCAGAGCGGCAAGCATGTCATCGCGAGTCACCCCCTTGATGCCGGTGAACTCATCCTTGGCCGCCACTTCGCTTACAGGGATCAGCTGGATGCCATCCTTCTTACCGTTGGGCGAGTGCAGGAACAGGTTGCGGAAATTGCCAATGCCGCGAGCGCCTTTCAGCTGCTCGCGGAGGTTATCCACATCGCCTTGGTTCACCTGCGGATCTGATAGGTACAGGATGAATCCGGCATGCGATCCGTTGTTGTAATACTTCCGGCGGAACAGCGTCGCCGACTCGTTTAGCAGCGCCGATTGCACCGCAGGCATCCACTCAGGCAGGCCGTAAATCTCCTGGTCAACATCGGCCTCGCGCAGCTGGAACACCGTGTCTGCAGCGAACTCATGCTCAACGGAGCCGGCCCGCACCTGAAAGAACTCCCCGTCCTCAGTGCCGCGCCGCATGTACTGAGACAGCGGCACGGTCATGCTATGGGCGGCCCCAGTCATTGCGCGGACACGCTCAACGTAGGCGGTGCCGAATGTGAGGAAGTCCAGCGAGAGCTGGGCAAACTTCGCCCGCGACAGAAGGCGGTGAGGCTTGAACGTCCTCACCAGCATGTTCCGCTTGAATGTGAGGCCGCTCTGCAGGAACGGGTTTGAGCGCACCGTGCGCGCCAAGCCCTGCAGATCCACAGGTGGCTCGAAGTAGCGCCCACTGCGCCAGCATTCGAGGTAGTCGAGTAACCCGCGCGAATCGAGCACGGGCGTAGGCTCACCAAAGGTGAAGGCCTCAAACTTGCCGGGCGGTTCCTGCGCCAGAGCCTGGTCTTCGGTGGACATCAGAAAATCTCCATGATGCTGGTGGCCGCGGCTGCGCCCTCCAGCGGTTCGTTGTGAAGCGCGTGCAACAGCGCCCATGCAAGGTCAGCATGGCCGGTGGCGCGCGTGCGCCCTGCGGTGTATGTGATCTGCCGCCCGCTGGCGGTAATGGTCTTCTGGATTGCCATCAACGACTGCGTGAGGTCAGTCCACCCGGCGTCGTATTCCAAACGTCCGTTCTTGATGACGTCATAGGCTTTGAGTACCAGGCGCGACTTCACGTCTGGCGAGTAACTGAAGGTGGTCACGCCGGGGAAGAACTGCTTCACCAACTGGGCCACACCTGTACCCATGCCAGTGGTGTCCACGCCGATATACGTCACCCAGTAGCGCTGTGTGATCTTGCGGATAAAGTCAGCCTGGGCGGCGAAGTCCATGCCCTTGAACTGGTGGCGTTCCAGCACGCGGAAAGAACCGCCAGGCACCGTCGGCGGAGCCACGACGACGATACCGGCGCTGTCGCCCGTCTCGGCAGGGTCATACCCGATCCACACCGCGCGGTCGCCGTAGGGCCGAATAGCATGGGCCTTGTAATCGCTTTCCCACTCTACCCAGCTATCGACCATGCACGACTGCAGCAGCGACAACGGGAAGACGCTGGCGCTGTCATCCACGAACTCGCACATGTAGAGGTTTGCGAAGTCCTCCGCGCTATTGTCTCGGCGCAGTTCTTCGATATCGAACAGATCGCAACCGCGCCTATCCGCGTCTTGGATAGTGACCATGTTTCGCCACGCCCCATCAGCGCACCTACGCCCTTCCTGCAGGTTGGCGTGGCTAACATCAATGCTTATGTGCTGCGAAGCTGGGCGGCCTTTGTTTAGTCGCTCCCCCGTCCAAAACTCATATGCTTGGTGCGCCATGGTGGACGGCGTGCTGAAGTAGGTCTTTCGCCACTTCTTATGCGTCGCCATCGCTTTTGCGACTTTGTTCAACTCTGTGAAACCGTGAGTCCAGAAGAACTCATCGAAGTAGAAGTTTCCGTGGTAGCCCTGCGCGGTCCGGGAGTTGGTTCCGAGGAAATACAGCTCCGCGCCGTTCGCTAGAACAATCGGATCACCGCTAAGGTCTCGATCAAGCACTTGCTGCACGAATCTACGGATATAGCCGAGAAAGACGTGCGCCTGACTCTTTGATGCACTTAGGAAGATCTGATTCCGCCCAGTGGTGAGAGCGTCAATCAGCGCCTCACGTGCAAAATAGTAGGTTGCACCGACCTGCCGCGACTTCAGAATGATCCGCGTGCGCTCAGTGCCGGCTTTGAGCCAATCGCGTTGAAAGTCGAAGCAACCATCCAAGAATGCTTCGCGCAACCGCTCTACCTCATCCTCGGTAAAGCTGTTCTTTGGCGTGCGCTTTTTGGGCCCAGCATTTCGCTTTGCCAACTCCGGGTTGAGATCCGTCTCGGTCCCGCCACCTTGATAGCGCTGGATCCGCGCTTGCCGCTCCAGCTGGCGGTGCAGGAGGTCGATTTCCTTGAAGTCGTGAGCCGTCTTGTCGTTCTTGTGGATCAAGATCACCAAGCGGGCTTCCAACGCGGCACCGATTCGTGCAACGTTGTCCGCCCGGTCCCATTCGTCGCGCGACTTCCAGCTGTGAATGGTGCGCTCTTTCTCGCCGATAGCTTCGGCGATTTCGCACACACGCCAGCCCATCCAGTACAGGAACATGGCCTGCCGGCGGGGATCCATCTGCAATTGGTCAGCAACGATATTCACTGCAGCAAGGTTGCCGGTCGCCTCGCGCGAGAGACACGCAAAACCCTTGTAATCCTGCGGATTACAGGTTGGCGTCATTGCTGGTGATTTGCCCTCATCCGACCATGGGTCATCGCATCAATTCCGATGCTACTGGACACATGCAGAGGGCAAGATGGCCGCCAAGAAAGCAAAGAAGTTCCGTTCCAAATTCTTCCGCGTGGCCGTCGAAGGTGCCACCTGTGATGGCCGCACCATCGAGCGCCAGGACATCGTGGACATGGGCGAGACCTACGACCCCAAGGTCTACGGTGCGCGCATCTGGATTGATCACATCCGCGCCACCCACCCGGAAAGTGTGTTCGGGGCCTATGGCGACGTGCTTGCCGTCAAAACGCAGGAAGTGGAAATCAACGGCAGCAGCAAACTCGCCCTGTTCGCACAGATCGAGCCGACCGATGCTCTGGTGAACCTGGTCAACGTTCGCAAGCAAAAGGTATTCACCAGCATTGAGATTGCCCCGAAGTTCGCCGACTCCGGGCGCGCATATCTGTTCGGCCTTGCCGTCACCGACACGCCGGCAAGCCTGGGCACGGAAATGCTCGCCTTCGCCGCGCAGCACCCGGACAAGAATCCGCTCGCTGACCGCAAGCAAGCACCGGAAAACCTGTTTACCGCTGCCGACGAAACCGCCATCGAGTTCGAAGAAGTCGAGGCACCGGCACCGCGTGCTTCGAAGCTGGGCAGCCTGCTGTCAGCGCTGGGCATCAAGCCGCAGCCCGAGCCGGAACCCGAGCCCGAAGTGAAGGACGCGGCCGCGCTTGCTGCCTTCTGCGCGGGACTGGTCGAAACCGTGGAGAGCCAGAACGGTGAAATCGCGTCGTTGAAGCGCGAGCTGGAACTGTCCAGCCACCGCCAGCAGCAGTTCGCCACGCAGCTGGCGAGCATCACCACCGCGCTGTCCAACACCCCGCAGAGCTTTACCAAGCGTCCGGTAGTAACCGGTGCTGTGGGCGACGACGCCACCGACTGCTGATCGCAGCTCACCCCCTCATTCAAAGATTCAGGAGCATCTGATGCGTACCGAAACCCGCCCGCTGTTCGATCAGTACACCCACCGCCTGGCACAGCTCAATGGCGTCGCCGACCCGTCCAAAATCTTCACTGTCTCTCCCGAGGTACAGCAGACCTTGGAAGGCAAGATGCAGGAATCCAGTGCGTTCCTGCGCGCTATCAACATGGTGCCGGTCAACGATATGCAGGGCCAGAAGGTCGGCATCGGCATCGGCAGCACCATCGCCGGTCGCACTGACACCAGCGGCAACGGTGTGCGCCAGCCGACCGACCCGACCAACATGGACAGCAATGAGTACCGTTGCGTCCAGACCGACTTCGATACCGCCCTGAGCTACAACAGGCTCGACAGCTGGGCGCGTCACAAGAACTTCCAGACCCTGATCCGTGACGCGATCCTGACTCGCCAGTCATTGGACCGGATCATGATCGGTTTCAACGGCACCAGCGTCGCTACCAATACCAACCGGGCAACCAATCCGTTGCTGCAGGATGTCAACAAGGGCTGGTTGCAGAAGTATCGTGAGAATGCCGATGAGCGCGTGATGGACAGTGGCAAGACCACTGGCATCATCAAGGTCGGTGGGGCAGATGCTGACTACGCGAATCTGGATGCACTGGTAATGGACGCTGTGTCCAGCCTGATCGAACCGTGGCATGCGAAAGATCCCGGCATGGTTGCGATCCTCGGCCGCGGCCTGATCCATGACAAGTATTTCCCGATCATCAACAAGGACAACGCTCCGACCGAACAGCTTGCCGCTGACCTGGTGCTGGGCACCAAGCGCATCGGCGGTCTGCCCCCCGCTGACGTGCCGTTCATGCCGGACAACGCCATTCTGATCACCAGCCTGAGCAACCTGGCGCTGTACTGGCAGATCGGTGGCCGTCGCCGCTTCATTCAGGAGCAGCCGGAGAAGAACCGCGTTGTCAACTTCGAATCGTCCAATGACGACTATGTCGTGGAGGACTATGGCATGGGTTGCCTGATCGAAAACATCAAGGTCGGGGACTGAGGCCATGGCCGATAGCCCCGCAAAGCGTCACCTGCAGCGCAAGCTGGCGGCCAAGGCCGCCAGCAAGATCGCCGGCAATCAGCTCATGCCCGGCACCGGCATCTACGAGCAGATGCTGCTGCAGCTGGCCAGCGACCGCGCTCGCTTGAAGCAGATCCAGTCTACCGAAGCAAAGGGCAAGCTCAAGGCCGAACTGCTGCCGGCCTATGCCCCCTATTTGGATGGCGTTCTGGCCGAAGGCAACGGCGCGGCCGATGAAGTTGTCACCACGGCAATGCTCTGGCACATCGACGCCGGCAGCTACGTCGAAGCCATGCGCCTGGCCGAGTACGTGCTGCGCCACAACCTGCCAATGCCGGATCGCTTTGAACGCACCACCGGCACCGTGGTGGCCGAGGAAGTGGCAGACGCGGCCCTCAACGCACTGCGCAGCGGTGCCGAGTTCGACGCCACGATCTTGGAACAGGCCTGCACCCTGACCGATGGGCAGGACATGCCCGACCAGGTACGCGCCAAGCTGCTGCTGTCGCGCGCCCGCTGGATCATGCGCGAGGTAGCCATTGTCGAGGACTTCACTGGGGGCGCGTGGAACCCAGAGCTGCCCAAACAAATCACCATCGCCGTGGAATCCCTGCGGCGCGCCATCCAGCTGCATGACGGCTGCGGCGGCAAAACTGATCTGAGCAAGGCCGAGAGCCAGCTCAAGAAATACACGGCCAGCCAGTCCAACGACTGAGCCGTTACCCGAGCGTCCCCGCGACCCCGCCGGCTCGGGGCGGATCCAAAGGTTCTCTCTCCCCTTTGGTGAAGCCCCGACCACCGGCGACTTATTCAAGGCCCACATGAGCGGATTCATTGCCAACGGAACAGCGCCCGCCGAGACCGCCGTGTCGTCGGATCCGTTCTGGCCACAGATCGACGTTGGCGAACTGCGGGCTTCGGTCCGTCTTGCCGGCGAGGTGTCAGCCGAGCGCCTGCGTGCGGCCATCGTAGCGGCCGCCATTACGGTGAACGATGAGCTGGAGAGCTGGCGCCAGACGCATCTCACCAAAGGCTACGACACGGCTGCGGCTGTTCCCGATGTGGAAGTTGACGGGAAGCCGCGTAGCGTCCAGCTCTACATTCGCGCCGTTGCCTGCGCCACTGCGGTCGAGATCCACGAACGCTACCGGTCCTACGACTCCAGCGCACAGGGCAACCAGCGGGCGGACGATCTGAGTCCCACCATTGATGATCTGCGGCGGGACCACCGCTATGCCATCAGCGACTTCCTGCGCATTCGCCGTGTCACAGCGGAGCTGATCTGATGCGTGTCACCGCGATGCAAGGCGACACGCTGGACGCCCTTTGCCATCGCCACCTGGGCGTGACCGCAGGCGTCGTGGAAAAGGCGCTGGAACTGAACCCCGGTATCGCCCACCTCGGCCCCGTACTACCGCACGGCACATCCATCGTGCTGCCAACCATCACCACCGCCACGGCACCGCCACAGCGCGCCCGTGTGAAGCTCTGGGATTGATTCATGGCCGAACCTACCTCCACCACCACCTTGGCCGTTATCGCCGCCGGTGTGGGCCTCACAGCTCTGTTACCCGGCATCGACGGCGACGCCGTCGTCGGGGCGTTTGCCGGCGGCACGCTGTTTGTCGTGTCTGCCGCAGCAATGCCGCTCTGGCAGCGGGCGGTCTACCTGCTGCTGAGCACGGTGGCCGGGTACTACGCCACCCCCGATCTGCTGGCCCGACTGCCGTTGCAGTCGTCTGGCCTGGTCGCGTTCCTCAGTTCATCCGTGATCATCACGGTGACGCTGGGAGCCATTGAGGCATTCAAGAAGTTCGACTATCGGCGCGCCCTTGCCGCTTGGGCGCGCCGTGGAGGCCCGCCCCGTGCCTAACGTCCTCACCTTGCTGACCTTCGCCGCAAGCTTGGCCATCTGCCTACGCCTGCTGAGCTACCGCCGCGCTGCAGACACCCGGCACCGCCCAGGCATCGGCCTGTTCGCGTGGTTGCTGATCGCCTGCACTGGTGGCCAGGCGCTGCAGATCCTGCTGCAGGGGGCGCGGTTCCATCCAAGTCTCTGGCACTTGGGCGTGTTGTTCGTACTCGCTGTTTTGACATTCCGCGCCCGAGGCAACGTGGCGCGCATTCTGAGGGTTGATTGATGCTTACCGAACAGAACCTCATGCGTGCGATGCAGATCCCCGCCGCACGCGCCAAACGCTGGGCACCGCTGCTCAATGCAGCCATGCAGGAGTTCGGCATCAACACGCGCCGCCGTGCGGCCCACTTCATCGCGCAGCTTGGCCACGAAAGCCTTAGCCTGACCAAGATCGAAGAAGGCCTGAACTACTCGCAGGCACGTCTGCTGGAGGTGTTCGGCCGCCGCATCGCCCCCAGTGAAGCGGCAGCGTTTGCCCGCAATCCGCAGGCGCTGGCCAACCGGGTGTATGCCAACCGTGGAGGCAATGGCAACGAAGCCAGCGGCGATGGCTACCGCTACCGTGGCCGCGCCCCGATCCAGATCACCCTGAAAGACAACTATGCCGCCATCGGTGCTGCCATCGGCCTGCCGCTGGTCGAGCAACCGGATCTGCTGTTGGAGCTGGACACCGGGGCGCGGGCCGCCGCCGCGTACTGGAAGATCAACAACCTTAACGCACTTGCCGATGCAAACGAGACGCTGGCGCTGTCCCGCAAGATCAACCTGGGCAACGCCCGGTCCACCGCGACCCCGGAAGGCTGGCCTGACCGCCAGACGCGCACGCAGCGCGCCCTGCAAGCACTGGCGGCCTGACCATGCCAAGCGCCCGCGCAATCGTCACCCTGCTGTGTCTGGCGCTGCTGGCGGCCATGCTCGGCACAGCCCTGCACCTGCAGTCTGCCGCCGACGCGGCGCGCGCGGACGCCAAGAGCGCAAACCAGCGAGCGACTGGCCTTGCTGCCGCGCTCAAGCAATCGCGCCAAGAAACCACGCTTGCCCGCAAAAGCGTGCAGGTGGTTACCAAGTACGTGGACCGCGTCCAGGTCATACAGGCCGCAGCCAAAACCATTACCAAGGAGATCCCGGTCTATGTCACGCCGAGCGCTGATGCTTCCTGTGTTGTTACTGCTGGTTTCGTGCGCATCCACGACGCCGCCGCTACCGGCACCGCCGCAGACCCAGCCGCCGGAAATCCTGATGCGCCCGCCGCCGGCATTGCGCTCTCTGACGTTGCCGGCGTCCTCGCCGACAACTACGCCCAGTATCACACCCTCGCCGCGCAACTGACCGGCCTGCAGGACTACGTGGCCACGTCCTGTCCCGTTCCAGCGGTAGCCCCATGAACAAACCCCAGTCGCTACGCGATCACCTGGCCGCCGCTGTCGTGGATCTGCGCACAAACCCCGAACGCCTGCTGGTGTTCATAGAACGCGGCTCGCTGCGCTCCACCATCGCGCCCGGTTCGGCCTTCGAATACAGCTACCAGCTCAAACTGGTCGTGACCGACTTCGCCGGCCATCCGGACGCCATCATGGTTCCCCTGTTGGCGTGGATCCGCCGCGAACAGTCCGAGCTGCTGACCAACACTGCCAACCGCGAGGCAATCGGTTTTGAAGCCGAGTTGGTGGACAACAACGCTGTCGACCTGGTCATCACGTTGCCGTTGACCGAGCGCGTCGGTGTGAAGCTGGGCGAAGATGGCAAAGTGACCACCGAGCACTTCGCCGAACCGCAGATCGAACAGCCCTACCCGCCGACCCGCTGGCAGCTGTATCTCAAAGACAAGCTGATCGCCGAATGGGATGCGCCGCGTGGATGATCTGCGGCAGCTGGAAGAGTGGTTGCAACCGTTGTTGGCCCGCCTCTCTGCCGTTGAGCGTGGCCGCGTCGCGCACGCGATTGGCACACGCCTGCGCCGCAACCAAACGGCCCGCATCAAGGCGCAGCTCAACCCCGATGGCACCGCGTTCGCGCCACGCAAACAGCAAACGCGCGCCCGTAAGGGCAGCATCAAGCGTGCTGCCATGTTCAGCCGGATCCGGCAAACCAAGCACCTGCGCATCACCGCGAACGCTGATGAGGTTACGGTGGGCTTCCTTGGACGCGTCGCCCGCATCGCCCAGGTTCACCAAGACGGCGGAATGGACAGGGTGCGCCCAGGCGGCCCGCGCGTGCGCTATGAGCAGCGGCAGCTGCTGGGCTTCACCGAGCAAGACATCAACGACGTGCGCGAAACGCTGATCGATCATCTGAGCAAGCTGTAAACAAGCGCTCCACAAACCAGCCGAATCGAAGCATTCGCGCGCGCGCAGCAACCTGCTACGGACACCTTCAAGCGTGAGTTCCGTGGCATGCCAACCTTTACCGCCGTCGATCTCTCACGGCTCCCTGCCCCGGCCGTTGTCGAGCAACTCGACTTTGAAACCATCTTCGCGCAGATGCTTTCGGAGCTGCAGCGCTACGACCCTCAGTTCAACGCGCTGACCGAATCGGACCCGGTTTACAAGATCCTGCAGGTAGTCGCGTACCGCGAGATGAACATTCGCCAGCGCGTCAACGATGCTGTGCGCGAGGTCATGCTCGCCTACGCCACCGGCAGCAACTTGGATCACCTCGGCGCGCTGATGGGCGTGCCGCGCCTTATGTTGGATCCGGGCGACCCCGACAACAGCGTGCCGCCGACCATGGAGCCGGACGCAGACTTCCGCCGCCGGATCCAGCTTGCACCCGAAGGGTTCAGCGTAGCCGGGCCAGAAGGTGCCTACATCTTCCACACACTGGGCGCAGACCCTGGCGTCCTCGACGCCAGTGCCACCAGCCCTTCGCCGGGCGAGGTTGTCGTTACGGTTCTGTCTCGTACTGGCGGCGGCACGCCCAACCCGGAATTGCTGAGCGCCGTTGCGCAGGCGTTGTCATCCGACGACGTGCGCCCGATGACAGACAAGGTCACCGTGCAGGGCGCACAGATCATCGACTACCAGGTGGTGGCGCGGGTTTACACCTACGCCGGTCCGGATACCGCGTTGGTGCTGGCTGAGTCGATGAAGAAGCTTGAGCGCTACCTCGCTGAGTCCCATCGGCTGGGCCGCGATATTCCTCGCTCGGGCATCTTCTCGGTTCTGCACACCGAAGGCGTGCAACGGGTAGAGCTGGATCTTCCCGCCGCCGATATCGTCGTGGACCGCAAGCAAGCCGGCCGCTGCACGCTGGTCGACGTCACCCACGGGGGCATCGATGAGTAGCCTGCTGCCGCCCAACGCCACTCGCGCAGAACGTGCCGTTGAACAGGCAACCGCGCGGATCAGCGACGTACCCATCGCCATTGCCGACATACTCAACGCGGACAAGGTCGATATCGGCTTGCTCCCTTGGCTGGCATGGCAAATGTCGCTGGACGTTTGGCGAAGCGACTGGCCCGAGCACATCAAGCGTGCCCGCGTGCGCAAGGCCATCGAGATCCAGAAGCGAAAGGGCACCGCCAACAGCGTCCGCCAGGTAGTCGCTGCCTTCGGCGGCAACGTGCAGATCCGCGAATGGTGGCAGGCGACCCCACCGGGTCCACCGCACACGTTTGAAATGGTGCTCAACCTCGCAGGCGAAGGCGGAACAACTGCCTCTGCGCAATTCGTTGACGACGTGATTGCCGAGGTCGAGCGATCCAAGCCCGTTCGTTCCCATTTCACCTTCACCCAAGGCGTGCAAGCGACCTCTGGCGTAGGACTGTGCGCGCGCGTGCGTGTCGCCGTTTACCGCCGGCTGGTCCTTCAGTCGCCCGCCGCATAGGAGTCACTGTGAGTTCCATTCCGTTTTACCTCACCCCTGCGGGCCGAGCGCTGCTGGTCAACCCCGACAACACGGGCACCAATGCGCTACGCATTGCCCAAGTCGGCATCAGTGCTGCAGCCACCGGCATCGTGGCTGGCAAGCTCTCTGGAGAGATCAAGCGCCTGACAACTTTCGCTGGCGACGTTGTGGCCGACGACACGATTCACGTCACGATCCGCGATGACAGCGCCGACGTGTACTCGCTGCGGGCATTCGCGCTATACACCGAAACCGGCGTGCTGCTGGGCAGCTATTCCCAAGCCGGCGTCATCATGGAGAAGTCCGCGCAAGCGATGATGCTTCTTTCCACTGACATCCAGTTTCTTGATTTGAATGTCACTGCAGTGACCTTTGGCGAAAGCAATTGGATCAACCCGGCTGCAACGACCGAAACACCAGGTGTAGTCGAGATTGCGGACAACGCCGAATCCGTCGCTGGCACCGATGATCGGCGCGCAATGAGCCCTGCCGGAACCAAGGCGGCGCTAGATGCGCGTCTGGGCGTAGGTGCCCCCACAGGCTTTGTGAAAACCTTGATGACGGCAGGTAGCGCTGCAGTCTTTCGCGCAGGGCTGGCCCTCAAATCGGCTGCGACATTCGACACTGGTGCCGGCAAAGGCCTTGATGCCGACTTGCTTGACGGCCAGCATGGAGCCTACTACCTCAACTACGCCAACCTCACGGGCGTACCGGCGACCTTCGCGCCTAGCGCACACAAGCACGCTTGGGCCGATCTGACAGGCCTGCCTGCATATGCGACACGCTGGCCATCCCACGATGAGGTCACGGACAAGCCTTCCAAGTATCCGCCGGAGAATCACACACACAGCGCCGCTGACATCAACAGCGGGACGTTCGACGCTGCCCGCATCCCGTCACTTCCGATCAGCAGAACAACGGGACTCCAGACGGCACTGGACGGAAAGTCGGCCAACGGCCATGGTCACGCAATCAGCGACGTGGTTGGGCTGCAGGCGGCATTGGACAGCAAATCGGCTAACGGGCACGGCCATGCCATCGGAGACGTGACCGGCCTGCAAACCGCTCTCGATGGGAAGGCTGCATCCAACCACACGCACAGCGCCCAACAGATCACCAGCGGCACCTTCGACGTTTCGCGCATTCCCGCATTGGGCATCAGCAACACCACCGGCCTGCAGGCGCAGCTGGACCGCGCGGTGCGCGTGGACGTGGCGCTCAACACGATTGCACCAGGCCTTGCAGATTTCCGCCTTGCCGCTGGGACTGCGGCCGGCAGCGACACACTTTCCCTGCGCCTGCAGTCCGGCGGCGGCTACAACACCGGTCGCGGCGCTATTTTGGAACTGAACGGCGTCAACGCAGCAGCCAACGGCGGTGCCTTCCGTTTGCTTGCAAGCGATGGCTCCACCTCACTCGTCAGCGGCGGGGCCGGTTCCACGGTCCTGTTCCAGTCATCCACCTACAACTTCACCGGACCGCTGCAGCGTGCCGGTCAAGACGTGTGGTGGCCAGGCAACTTCACGCCGACCAACGTACCAGTGCAGGTGGGTGACTTCCTGGTATCCAAGTCCAGCTCAATCATCGGCATCGGCGTTTCCGGTGGGCGAAATGGCGGCATGTGCAACTTCGCAAACGACGGCATTGGCGATATCGGGCTGTTCAGTGAGCACGTTGGCGGGCGCATTCGGCTTCGTCCCGATGGCCGGCTTAGTTCCGTTGGACAGTTTTTGGTCGAAACAACAGGGGTGAACTGGAACGGAAACACTGTCTATCACAGCGGGTTGTTCAAGCCAGGAGACTTTGCAGCAGCCGTGCACACGCACACGGTTGCGAACGTCACTGGCCTGCAGACCGCCCTTGATTCCAAGGCTGCCACCGCCCGCCAGCTTGTCGCTGGCAACGGCTTGACCGGTGGTGGAACGCTGCAGGCGGACAGGACGCTTACGCTTGGAACTCCTTCCACTGTCACCGGTGCCACGGCGAACTCGGTCGCCACACAGAGCCACACGCACGCGCTGTCTTTGGCTTTCAACGCAGAGTCGTTCGACGCGGGCTCTGCCGACTATCCGCAGGATGTAGTCAGCACTGGCTCGCTTCCTGCTGGTAGCGCAAGCGGAATCTCTACGCACCTGACCATGGTCTCAGGCGGCAACGCTCGCGTGGCCCAGCTGCTATTTCAGCCAAGCGGCGGAACAGGCCAACCGACGCTGATGTACCGAACCAGTCACACAAGCGCTGGTGGTGGTGGCTGGACGGGACTGCAGAAGGTCTGGACGGATGCAACCCTGAATCCCGCCAGCTTCGCGAGCGCCAGTCACAGCCATTCCATCGCCCAGGTCACCGGCCTGCAGAGCGCACTGGATGGGAAACAAGCCAGCGGTAGCTATGCGGCGGCAACCCACAACCATTCCATCGCCCAGGTCACCGGCCTGCAGAGCGCACTGGACGGCAAACAGCCCAGCGGTAGCTATGCCGCTGCGGCGCACTCGCACACCATTGCCAACGTGACCGGGCTGCAGGCCGCCCTCAATGCCTGCGTGAAAAGCACAGAGCACACCACGAGCAATGCGAAGGATGGCTGGAGGAAGGGGCCGGATGGGATCATCGAACAGTGGGGCTATGTCTCGACCTACGGCGCAAAAGAAGGTGAGTCGCCCGGAATCACTTTCCCGATCCCGTTCCCGAATGCCTGCCACAATGTGAGTCTGACGGCCATTATTCCCGGCCCGTCGATCCTCTACGATCTGGTTCCACAGTGTATTGGGGAGCCGACTTTGACCGGTCAGCGTGTTTTCTTGCAGGCACCGTCGGACGATAGCCCTAACGGCTACGCGTTCTACTGGCGCGCAATCGGCCATTGATTCCAACAGAGCGCCCGCGAAAGCGGGCGTTCTGCTGTAGAAGTGTTTGCCACAATCCCCCCTGCATGCCTCGCGCGAGCGCCGCGGCCAAACTGGCCACATGCAGAACAACGAAGTCAGCCGCCAGTTTTCCAGCGCAATCCGCATCGGCACTATCGCCGAGCTGGATATTGCCAAGGCGCTGTGTCGCGTTGAAACCGGCGGCGTCACCACTGACTTTTTGCCGTGGCTGGCTCCGCGTGCTGGCGATACCACGGAATGGTCTGCACCGACTGAAGGCGAGCAGGTCATCGTGCTTTCACCCGAGGGCGACACGCGTTCGGCCGTAGTCCTGCGCGGCGTGTACTCCAACGCCTTCCCGGCACCGGGCAGCACAGCGAATGAGCACGTCACCAGGTACGCAGATGGTGCCGTCATCAAGTACGACCATTCTGCCCATGCTTTGACCGCGCAGCTTCCCTCTGGCGGAACAGCAACGATCACCGCCGACGGCGGCGTAACCATCAACGGCCCGCTGACGGTCAATGGAGACACCAAGATCGTCGGCGACACCTCTGTCTCCAAGACGCTGACCGCAACCACAGATGTTGTAGGCGGCGGGAAAAGCCTCAAGGGGCACAAGCACACTGGAGTGCAGGGCGGCAGCGCTGTGTCGGGTCCGCCGCAATGAGGGGCATGGACGCCTCCACTGGTCGCGCGATCGAAGGCGACGCACACCTGCGCCAGTCCATCGCGGACATTCTGACCACACCCCTTGGCTCGCGTGTGATGAGGCGCGAGTACGGATCTCTGTTACCAAGCCTGATCGACGCGCCGTTCAACCCGTCCACACGTGTGCAGCTCTACGGCGCAATTGCCACCGCCCTTATGCGCTGGGAAAAGCGCATCCAACTCACCAAGGTTGACGTGGTCAGCGGAGAGATGCCTGGACGCGTTGTTGTGACCTTGGAAGGTCGCCGTACCGGCTCCCGCCAATCGACTGAGTACACCAGCCTCACCTTGCCGCTCACCCTTCGCGCCAACTGACTTCAGGAGTTCCCAACATGACCGATTCCTACCACCACGGCGTCCGTGTAATCGAAATCTCTGGCGGTTCCCGCCCCATTCGGACCATCAGCACCGCCATCATCGGCTTGATCGGCACCGCCGCAGATGCTGACGCCAAAACATTCCCGCTGAACAAGCCTGTTCTGATCACCGATGTTCGCAGTGCAATGGGCAAAGCTGGCACCGATGGCACCCTCGCCGAGTCATTGGCGGGCATTGCCGATCAGGCGGATCCGCTCGTTGTTGTGGTCCGCGTAGAGGCCGGTACGGATGACGGAACCACCACCACCAACGTGATCGGCAGCACCACCGATGGCGTATATACCGGCATGCAGGCGCTGCTTGCTGCACAGGCACAGCTCGGCGTGAAGCCCCGCATCTTGGGCGCACCGGGCTTGGACACGCAGCCGGTTGCCGCCGCTCTGGCTGTGATCGCAGCCAAGCTTCGCGGTTTCGCGTATGTCAGCGCGGGTACCAGCGCCAGCAAAGAAGACGCGGCCCTGTACCGCAAGAACTTTGGCGCACGTGAACTGATGGTGATCTGGCCCGATTTCATCGCGTGGGACACCACCGCCAACGCGTCCGCGCCCGCCTTTGCCATCGCCCGCGCTCTCGGCCTGCGCGCCAAGATCGACGCGCAACAGGGCTGGAACAAGACCATCTCGAACGTGGCCGTGGCTGGTGTGACCGGCATCAGCCGCGACGTGCATTGGGATCTGCAGGATCCGGCGACCGATGCGGGCTTCCTCAATGAGGCCGACGTAACCACCCTGGTCAACTTCAACGGCTATCGCTTCTGGGGTTCGCGCACTTGCTCGGATGATCCGTTGTTCGCTTTCGAGAGCGCCGTGCGTACCGCCCAGGTACTGGCCGACACCATCGCCGAGGGCATCGCATCGTTCGTCGATAAGCCCCTATTGCCGTCGAGCGTGCGCGACATTGTGGAGAGCATCAACGCGAAGTTCCGTGAAATGAAGTCGGCTGGTCTGATCATCGACGCGCGTGCATGGGTTGATCAGTCTGCCAACGAAGCGGCCTCGCTCGCCGCCGGCAAGATCGTCATCGACTACGACTACACCCCGACGCCGCCCATGGAAAACATCACGCTGCGCCAGCGCATCACCGATCAGTACCTGGCCGACTTCACGGCGGCGGTGTCGGCGTAATCGCCAGCATTGCCCCTCCCCGATTTCAGGAGAAACAGTATGTCCCTGCCCCGCAAACTCAAGAACATGAACACCTTCGGCAATGGCGAGAGCTTTCTCGGCCAGGTCACCGAAGTGAAGCTGCCCGTGCTGACCCGCAAGATGGAGGGCTATCGCGGCGGCGGCATGAGCGGCGAAGTAGATATCGACTTCGGCTATGAAAAGCTGGAGTGCGAGCACAAGTATGGCGGCCTGATGCGCGCCATCCTCAACGACTTCGGCATTACCCGTCACGACGGCGCGATGTTGCGCTGGGTCGGCGCTTACCAGCGCGAGGATACCGGCGAGGTTGAGTCCGTCGAGGTGGTGATGCGTGGCCGCCACAAAGAAATCGACATGGGCAACGCCAAGACCGGCGACGACACCGAGTTCACCGTCAAGTCCACCCTGAGCTACTACAAGCTTTCCATCGCCGGTGCGGTGGTGATCGAACTCGATCCGGTGAACATGATCGAGATGGTCAACGGCGTAGACCGCCTGTCCGACATTCGCCGCGCCATCGGCCTGGCTTAACACCCAACGCCCGGCCATCGGCCGGGCCTCCCTACCTTTTCCCAAGAGAGAGCAACCGTGAACGATAAGACTGTAGCCACCGCAGCCACCGACACCGACACCGACACCGACACCGACACCACCGCCGCCGCAGACGTGGTCGTAGATCCCAACACCATCCACCTCGATGAACCGATCAAGCGCGGCACGCAGAAGATCGACGCCGTGACCCTGCGCCGGCCTGCGGCTGGCGAGTTGCGCGGTGTGCAGCTCGGCATGCTGATGATGCTGGACGTGGACATGATCCGCCTGGTACTGCCGCGCATCTCCAGCCCGTCGCTGACCACCCACGAAGTCAACCAGCTGGATCCGACCGACATCCTGGCAATGGGCATTCGCATCCAGAGTTTTTTCACGTCGAAGGCGGAACGGGGATTCCTGATCGCGTAGAGGACGCTTTCGCCGACGTGGCGGCCATCTTCCACTGGCCGCCCAATGCCATGGATGGCATGAGCGTGGAAGAACTGATGGAGTGGCGCGAGCGCGCCCGGCAACGCAGCGGATCGGAGTAGTGGTAATGTGCGCCCATGGTCATCCTCATTTTCATCATTCTGGCCGCCCTGATGGTGCTGGGGCTTTCCTTCGCCGCATTGGCACCGCTGTATCGCCGGTTGGGCGATGCAGTGGCACCGCCCAAGGCTTCGCGCACGCGCTGATCCAGCGCAAGGCCGGCTGATATGGCCGGCAATCAACTGCGTCTGTCCGTTGTTCTGGCCGCCCTGGACAACGCCTCCGGCCCCTTCCGCCGAATCCTCGCTGGCAGCAAAGGCGTCGCCGCCGGGATTCGCCAGACCCAAACCGTACTGAAGAACCTCAACGCCCAGCAGAAGAGCATGGGCGCGTTCCGTGCGCTTGAAGAAAGTGCAGGCCAAGCTGGGGTAGCGCTGGCCGACCAGCGCCGCAAGCTGGCGGCATTGACCGCGCAGTACAACGCCACCGAGAAGCCCACGGCCAAGCTCACCCGCGAACTGCGCGCCCAGGCTTCTGAGGTCGGCAAGCTGGCCCGCCAGCACGACCTGCAACGTGACAAGCTCTCAGGCCAGCGCCAAGCGTTGGCGGCCGCCGGCATCGATACCAACCGGCTGGCGGTGCACCAACGTCAGCTCAGCGGTGAGATTGACCGCACCAACCAGCGCATGGGCCAGCAAACCGGTCAGCTGAAGCGCATGCAGGACGCATCCGAACGTGCTGCCAAGATCCACCGCGCCGGCATGACCGCCAGCCTGCACGGTGCCGGCATGCTGTACGCAGGCCAGCGCATGCTGCGCGCCGAAGCGCTCCCGCTCGGCGAGGCCATGAAGTTTGAGTCCGCGATGGCGGACGTTCGCAAGGTCGTTGATTTCCCGACGCCGCAAGGTTTCAAGCAGATGGGGCAGGACGTGCAAGACCTGTCGCTGCACTTGCCCATGATTCCGCAGGACATTGCTGCCATCGTCGCTGCCGCTGGCCAAGCGGGCATTGCCCGTGGCGAACTGCTGCGGTTTGCAGAAGACGCCACAAAGATGGGCGTTGCGTTCGACACCACGGCCGATGACGCAGGCCAGACGATGGCGACCTGGCGCACTGCGTTCCGCATGAATCAGGATGCGGTGGTGCAGCTCGCCGACCGTATCAACTATCTGGGCAACACTGGCCCGGCCAACGTCCGCCAGATCAGCGAGGTGGTGAACCGCATTGGCGCGCTGGGCGAAGTTGCCGGCCTGCAGTCGGGGCCACTGGCGGCGCTTGGCGCAACCGTTGCTGGCATGGGCATCCAGTCCGAGGTTTCTGCCACCGGCATCAAGAACATGCTGCTGACCCTTGCTGCTGGCTCTGCCGCAACGAAGGCGCAGCGCGGCGTATTCGAAGCCATTGGCGTTGACGCTGAACAGATGGCCAAGCACCTGCAGGACGACGCAGGCGGCGCGATTATGTCGGTACTGGAGAAGCTGCGGCAGCTTCCGAAGGAAACGCAAGCCGGGATGATGACCAAGCTGTTTGGTCGGGAATCCATTGGCGCTATTGCGCCCTTGCTGACGAATCTGGAGCTGCTGCGAACCAATTTTGCAAAGGTCAGTGACGCCCAGCAGTACCAGGGCAGCATGCAGGCCGAATACGCCTCGCGCGTCGCAACCTCTGAAAACTCGCTGCAGCTGCTGAAGAACTCCATGCTGGTGGTCGCCCAGTCCATTGGCGACACCCTAATTCCTGATTTCAAGGCCTTCGCGGCGCACGCTGGCGCGGTTGTGGGCCGTGTGATCGAGTGGACGCGTGCCAATCCAGAACTGGTGCGCAGCATCACGCGCATCACCGTAGGCACGACCGCCTTGGTAACGGTGCTGGGTGGCCTGCTGATGGGCGCAGGGTTCGCCGCGATGGCGTTCTCGCAGATCCACAACGCCATGACCATCCTCACCGGCGGCAACGGCGTTATGTCGCTGGTGCGCTCGCTAGGGCAGCTCGGCGGGCGCGTGCTTCCGTGGCTGACCAAAGGTGCACGCCTGTTGATCCCCGCCCTGACCGGCATCAGCTGGCCGGTCGTGGCCATCGGCGCTGCTGTAGCCGCTGTGGCTGCTGTGGTCTGGCGCTACTGGGGGCCGATCAAGGCGTTTATGATTGGCGTGTGGGAAGGCCTGCGCGCTGCTGCTGCCCCAGTGATCGCGGAAATGGCCACCGCCTTGGCTCCGTTGAAGCCGGCATGGGATGCGGTAGCCAACGCATTGAGTTCGGTGTGGAACTGGGCCAAGCAGTTGCTGACGCCCTTCGACGCCACCCGCGAGCAGCTGCAGGGCGCAACCGATGCCGGGCGCAAGTTCGGCGCGGCGCTGGTTGTCCCCATGCGACTGATGGTTGGTTTGTTCAAGCACCTGGCACCAGTGGCCGCGGCCGCATGGAAGATCATCAAGGTGCTGTTCCGCTATTCACCGCTGGGGATGATCGTTAGCAACTGGGGGCCGGTCGGCGGCTTCCTCCAGATGCTTTGGCGCGGCATCTCCGTCGCCGCACGCGCGGCGTGGTCTGTCCTGGTCACCGTGTTCCGCTATACCCCGCTCGGCCTGATCATCAACAACTGGGCACCGGTTGCGCGATTCCTGCAGGCACTCTGGCGCGGCGTCACCATCGGCGCACGCGCAGCGTGGGCAGTCTTGGCCACAGTGTTCCGCTATTCGCCATTGGGCCTGATCATCAACAACTGGGCACCGGTCGCTCGCTTCCTGCAGGCGCTGTGGCGAGGTGTCACCGTCGCCGCGCGCTCGGCGTGGTCTGCGCTGACCACGGTATTCCGCTATTCGCCGCTCGGCCTGATCATCAACAACTGGGCACCGGTCGCTCGCTTCCTGCAGGGGCTGTGGAGTTCCGTCACAGGTGCAGCCAGCGCCGCGTGGGCGCGCGTTGGCGCCGTTCTCCGCCTAAGCCCGCTAGGTGTACTGATCACGAACTGGACGCCCATCAGCGCCTTCCTGCGCGGCCTGCTAGGCACTGCCTTGGGCTACGTCTCGGCGGCGTGGGATCGGATCCGTGTGCTGTTCTCCTACAGCCCGCTGGGCGTTCTGATCGCGCAATGGACACCCATTGCCGGCTTCTTCACTGGCTTGTGGGGGCGGATCCAGCAAACCCTGGCCAGTGCCATGGCGTTGGTGCTGGCATTGATCGCAAGCAGCCCTGCCCGCCTTACCGGCGGCCTGCAGGCCATGTGGTCGGCCATTACCGCTGTGCTGGCGGGGTGGCCGCTCAAAATGACGCAAGCCGGTGCAGACATGGTCATCGGGCTGATTGCCGGCATTCGCTCCAAGATCGGTGCCGCTGTCGAGGCCATTGGCGGCGTCGGCGGCGGTGTCATCGACCGCTTCAAGGCAATGCTGGGGATCCACAGCCCTTCGCGCGTGTTCGCCCAGCTGGGCCAGTTCACGATGCAGGGACTGGCCGGCGGCCTGCTCCGCGCCCAGGCGCTGCCTATGCAGGCCATGGCGGGCCTCGGGACACGCATGCAGCAGGCTGGTGCCGGTGTGGCCATGGCGGCCGCTCTCGCGACTACCGTGGCCATCGACAAGCGCCCGCCGGTTGCTGCCTTCCAGTCGGCTGCACAACCGTCTGGCGATACCTACAACATCACCATTCACGCCGGCAGCACCGCGCAGGGTCAGGACATCGCCCAGCAGGTACGCGCGGAGTTGGAACGCATCGAGCGCGAGAAGCGCGCCCGCTCCCGCTCCCGCCTGTCGGACTAACTGAGGATCCGCCATGCTGATGGCCTTGGGCACGTTTGTGTTTTCCCTTTCCACCGCCGCCTACCAGCAATTGGAGCGATCCACCGCATGGCGGCATGCGGCGTCGTCGCGCGTCGGTGCGCGCGCCGCGCATCAGTACCTTGGCCCCGGCGAAGAAACCGTGGAGCTGAGCGGCATCGTGGCACCCGATCTGACCGGCACCATTGCCTCGCTGGCGATGCTGCGCGAACTGGCCGACGAAGGACGCCCGCTCGCCCTGGTCAGCGGCGCAGGTACGGTTCTGGGTGCATATCGGATCACCGGCCAGCGTGAAACCGAAACGCTCCACTACGAGGACGGAACGCCCAGGCGCATCGAATTTCAGCTCTCTTTGCTGCGCACGGACGACACCAGCGAGGATGACGCCTGATGGCCGCGCGTGCGCCTGTCCCGGCGTGGGATGTGACACTGGACGGGAAGAATCTCACCGACCGCCTGCAGCCGCGTCTGCTCGATCTGACGCTGACCGAGTGCCGGGGTGGCGAGGCCGATCAGTTGGAACTGCGGATCCACGACCACGATGGCCGAGTGGCATTGCCCCGCAAGGGTGTAGAGCTGCAGGTTTCCATCGGCTGGACCGATGGTCTGGTGGACAAGGGAACGTTCACTGTCGATGAAGTCGAATACACCGGCAGCCCGGATCTGATCAGCATTCGTGCCAGGTCTGCCAACCTCACCCAGCCGCTGCGCACGCGTCGCTCGCGCAGCTGGCATAAAACAACGCTGGGTAAAGTCCTGCGCAGCATTGCCGGCGAGCACGATCTGCAGCCGCGGATTGCGGCTGAGCTGGATAGCGTGGCGGTCGATCACTTGGACCAAACCGAAGAGAGCGATGCAAACCTGCTCACGCGACTGGGCAAGCGCTACGACGCGGTGGCCACGGTAAAGGCTGGCTGCCTGATCTTCACTCCTATCGGGTCGGGAAAGACTGCAACCGGGAAAGAAATCCCACGCGGTAGCATCACCAAGCGCAGTGGCGATCAGTACCAATGGACATCAGCGGACCGTGACGTTTACAGCGGCGTCCGCGCGTACTGGCACGACAAGGGCGCAGCCCGCCGCAAGTCGGTGCTAGTTGGGAGCGGTGCCAACGCCAAACGCGTCCAAGAAACCTACGGCACCGAACGCGATGCCAAGGAAAACGCAGAAGCGGAGTGGAATCGGATTCAGCGCGGCGCGGCGAAGTTCAATATCACGCTGGCGCTCGGCCAAGCTGATCTGTATCCCGAGCAGCGTGTGGACGTGTCTGGCATCAAGGAAGGAATTGATGGCGAGTGGTTGGTGGAACGCGTCACACACACCATCGACGGCAACGCTGGTTTCACCACCCGCCTTGAACTGGAAACGCCGGTTGCTGCGAAATCAAAGGCCAGCGAGGAAACGGCTAGCGATTGATGCCGCCGAATCCCCACGAACGAATATCCAGCTCTGCGTCCAGTCGAGCCTGTATATCTTCCAGATAGGCGATTGCCCGGCGCGGCCGCCGCTGGCCGCGATAGCCAGCGACAAGCGCAACCAATGAGCAGAATGCAACCAGCGCGGTCAGCACCAACAGCGCCGCGTAGCTCTCGCCTACCAGCCACATTGCATGCGTGCCACCGAAACACGCCACCGCGAGCATCGCCAGAAAGATCCCCACGGCGAACAGGTGTTGTCCTTCGCGTCTGAGTTCAACGCGGCGTGCGGTCAGAACCACACCGAGCGTGTCGCGCAACTCCGCGACCTTGCTGCTTTCCACTTCCCACAGCGGGCAAGGTTCACCGCCGATGTTCAGTACCAGGTTGTTCGCGTAAACGCTTCCCTGTACCAACTGGCCCACGTTGAAGTCGGGCGCAAAATTCCGTTCCTGCATGTTAATTCCTTACGACAACGGCCGATAACATCGGCCGTTGTGATCAAAGCTTGAATAGCTTCGCTTAGGAATTACTTTTTCTTTTTTCCGCCGACGTTGAAGACCGCATCACCTTGCGTCACATCGCCTTGAATCACTTGATTCTGCTTGCCACCTGAAATCTTGATTCCTGCTGCGGCCTTGGGCGCAGGTGCGTTGGCACCAAGAGCCGCCAATACAAGCGAGCGGGTCGCAGGCGCTGCATTCCGGTAGGCCGCGAGCAACAGCATTTCTTCAGCGCTCACTCCACTGCCATCGCTGCCGTAGTGGCCACTCAACACGTACACAACGTCGATACCAGCAGCGGTTGCGCCAGCCAGATATCCCGCACCTGGCAACTGTTCGCCCTGTTCGTACTTCAGCTGGGCGCGCTTCGAAACGCCACCCGCCTCAGCCAGTGCTTGCTGCGTGAGTTCCAAGCGCTGCCGTTCTTCCTTCAGTCGGTTCCCTATAGACACACACAACTCCCTTTGTTGAATCAAAGTTCACTTGACAGGTGCACTATTGTTCACCATGCTTGCACGCAAATCCACGCGATGACCCGCGCATGTCTAACCACTCAAACCTTCGCAAGTCCAAACCACTTCCCCCGCTGCGCTCCAGTGCAGAAGCTCGCGACTGGCTGGTGGAACAAGGCCTCACCGTGACTCAGTTCGCCCGCAATAACGGGCTCAGTGTCGACGCGGTAAAAGACCTTCTACTGGACCGTGGCACCGGCCGTTCGGGCAAGTCTCACGATGCAGCAGTGGCGCTTGGCATGAAGCGTAACCCGCAAATGCCCGCACAGTCACGCGCAACCCCGCGCGGCCGTTAAGCCAGTGGTAGCCCTTGTCGCTCGCCGTAAGGCCACATTCCTTTGCCCGTTCTGTCGCTCCGCGCTCTACAAGCGCACCAGCCAGCTCGCGCACCAGTTCCTGCGGAACGATGTTTTCGTGTGCGACAACCCGCTCTGCTCGGCTTCCTTCAACGCCCACACCGAGCTAACCCATTTGGCCAGCCCTTCGGGCATACCGCATGCCCTGCCCTGCGAACTGCCCGAGACGCCGCACCTGATGCGCGCAAAACTCCAACGCGCTTATCGCGCTGAGAGCGAAAGCCGTCAGCTCGACCTGCTCGATACATGCGAAGAAGCTGAGGACGCAGAATGACCCGCGATCACGACAAGACCAACGGCAACTGGGCTTCCGCTCAGATGCCACGGTTGGTTCAAGGCCAGATCCTTGGCGACTCGCCTGTATCTCCCGCACAAAAGCAACGCGAGGCAGATCAGCTGCGGGCGGATGTGGAAGCGCACCTGGCCAATGGCGGACAGGTGCAGGTCATAAGCACGCCTACGGTGCCAGTGCGCCGAGGGCGTGCATGAACATCAATGCATCAACGCAAGCTGCAGTCTTTCAGCAAAGGAAGCGCCATCATCAGGCCATCGCCGACACACTCAACTGTCACGCTCTGGCCCTTACTCAGCCCAGCCGCGACATCCTGCGGCAGCCCGCGTGCTTGGATGGACTGGAACTCATTGCCGCCTGCCAGCTCTATGTAGACCTCGTCGGTGAAGTCTTTATTGATACCTGCCACGGTGCCGGACACCTTGAGGGTTTTTCCCTTGTAGCTGTTGTCGGCCGCCACTTCGTTTGCATCGTAGGCTGCAAACAGCTGACCGGCTGTCACTTCCAACGCGACCGGAGCGGTCGCGGTTTCACCTTGGGCACCATTCACTTCGGCCGCAGCTGCCTTCGCGCGTTCGGCGTAATCGGTGTAGCTGCTGTTGCTCACCGCTACACCGAAAATTGCAAGACCGATGAAGTAAATGATCGGCGAAAGAATCAGGGAGCTAAGCAAGGGAATCAGGCCGCCCACGGTACGGCCACGCGCCATGACCACGATGGCCAGGATGAATGCCACCAGATTCAGCGTTCCGCCAACAAACAGACCTACGCCGGGGATAGGCAGCAGAAAAAGAACCCAAGCGATCACCAAGGTGATCCATGTGGCTTTGATGGGTGCGGGCTTCGGTTCGGTCATGGCAGTGCTGGACATCCTGTGTGCTCTCTCTGTCTTTGGTTGAGGTTTAATCCGCGCAGCGCATCCCTGCGTCTTCATGACCCACGGGACAACCAACACTTGGCCGCTCCCCAGCGGCTGCACGTCCGCGTGATTCTATCCGTATTCACGCGAATCCCCGCATTTTCCCCCATTGACACGCGCCAAGGATGGAGCGAAGCTTCTGCCGTCTCCGCAAAATCGGCGACCGGGATTGGTCTCCCGTTCTCTCAAGGCGCAACAGCGCCCATCGTCCGATGCAAGGCGCTTTTTTGTGCCCAGGCATCGCTTCGGGCGCCTGCTCACCAGTTCAATGGCGGGCGGTACGCGGGGGGCTCACGCCCCGCCGGTTCCTTGAGTCCGGTAGACCAACCCGTACCGTCCGCCACCACCGATTGGTCTCGGTGTGGCGGATTCCTCAAACTCAAGGAATCCACCATGTCTATCGACACCCAAGGTGCGCCCGCGTCTGCCGCGCGCCAGATCGCTCACTACTTCGGCCTCATCGCCGACACCCTCGACTGGAATCACACCGACTGGCTCGCCCTTGCAGCGCGGCTGGAAGCTTTCGGCAGGCCGGTCCATGCGCTGACCCTTGCCGACGTTGAAACGGCCGTCACCGCCACGCGTGCAGCCCGCAGCGAGGTGCGTCATGACGCCTGACAAGTCCACGTTGCTCATCGACCAGGTACTCCCGCCCGAAGATATCGACCGTCTTTGGCGAGCACAGCAAGCCAGTGAGCTTCTGTCGCGCCTTACCGGACCCATCGCAGAGGCAACCGGGATCACACACGACAACACTGCCGCCGTCGCTGAGTACATCAGCGAAGAGATGCGCGACGTGCTGAACCGTTCCACCCCGCTGGAAGAACTGATTTAAGCCCCCAAACAGCCGCGCCGGTGCGCCAACACCGGCCGCGCTGTAGCACCACCAGGAGAGAGAGCCATGCAACACCCCACCTACCGGAACACGGCGGCCTGAAATGCAAGAGGATCTGCGCCAACAGGTACTGCAGCGGCTTGAGCGCGACTATGGGCTCAAGCTGCGCCCGAGTACCGAGTACATGCGCGGGGGCAAGTGCCCGACGTGCGGTAAAAAAGAGCTTTACACCAACTATCTCAAGCCGTGGGTACTGCGGTGCGGCCGGCAGGCGAAGTGTGGCCGCGAGGTGCACGTCAAGGACGTGTACGACGATCTGTTTGATGACTGGGGCAAGCGATACCCGACCACCGACGCAAACCCGCATGCAGCGGCCGAGGCCTATCTGCAGCACTCGCGTGGTTTCGACTTGGCCAAGGTCCGTGACCTTTTCACGCAGGCGGATTACTACAACGCCGATTCCAAGCAGGGCAGCGCAACCGTGCGTTTTCCCCTGCGCAAAGGAAAATGGTGGGAGCGCCTGATTGATAGGCCGCACCGCTTCGGCAAGATGAAGGCCCGATTTGCACCTGGTCAAAGCTACGCCGGTTGCTGGTGGGCGGCCCCTTCCGTGACCGAGCAGCTGGCAACCTGCAGCGAGCTTTGGATCGTTGAAGGCATCTTCGACGCAATCGCGCACCTGCACCACGGAAACGTGGCCGTGTCGGCTATGTCATCCAACCAGTTCCCGGTGGATGACCTGCAGGAGCTGGCCAAGATGCGCGCCGGCAACCTGCCAACGCTGATCTGGGCACCGGACAACGAGCCGGCAAAGGGTAATGGTCCTGGCACCCATGACTACCTGCGCAAGCACGCAGCACGCGCCAAGGCCATGGGCTTCACATGCAAAGCCGCACTGATCCCCCAGCCTAGCGACCGCAAGGTGGACTGGAACGACCTGCATCTGCGGGCCATTGCGCACGCTGACAAGGCCGACCAGCAGCAACAGTGGCAGGACGATATGGCAGAAGCCCGTTATCAGGGCGACCTGCTGCTTTCCAAGAGCGCGATTGAGAAGGGCATGCTGATTTTCCGCCACGGCGGCCGTCGTGAGTTCCACCTTGAGTTTCGCTCGCGCATGTACTGGTTTGCCTTCGATACCTCCCGTTTCGAGAAGTTCAAGGCCGACCACATCAAGGCGAACGGCGACGACGATCTGGACGACAAGCTGCCCGAACTGGAGCGAGCAGCGGCACAGGTCCACGAAATCGCCAACTGCTTTCCAGAAGCGCTGTATTTCCAGCGCAATGAAGTCACCGATGAGAGCTGGTATTTCTTCCGCGTCGATTTCCCGCATGACGCCCCCAGCGTAAAAGGCACCTTCACCTCTTCGCAGACGCTGAATGCTCCGGCCTTCCGCGACCGCTTGGCCAGCTTTGCGCCGGGCGCGGTGTTCGACGGAACCGCCAGCGAGCTGATCCACGTGATGAAAGATCAGCTGTACAACATCAAGAAAGTGGAAACCATCGACTACGTGGGCTACAGCAAGGAACACAAGGCCTATGTATTGGGTGATATCGCGGTTCGAAGCGGCGAGATGGTGCAGGCCAACGCTGAGGATTACTTCGAGTTTGAAAAGCTGCGATTGAAGACCACACAGAAGTCGATCCGCATGGAAATCCAGCGCGACGCCGACAGCTACCGTACTGACTGGCTCCCTTGGCTGTGGCTGTGCTTTGGCACCCACGGCATGGTTGCCCTCACCTATTGGTTTGGTTCCCTGTTCGCCGAGCAGATCCGCGCCGACCACAAGAGCTTCCCCTTCTTGGAGGCTACGGGCGAGGCCGGTGCCGGCAAGACCACACTGCTGACGTTCCTGTGGAAGCTGCTAGGCCGCAGCGATTACGAGGGCTTCGACCCGGCAAAGTCCTCCAAGGCCGGCCGCGCCCGCGCCATGGGTCAGACCAGCGGCATGCCAGTGGTCCTTCTGGAAGCCGACCGCAGTAGCCCGGACAAAGCTCACGCGAAGACCTTCGAATGGGATGAACTAAAAGACTTCTTCGGCGGCGGCACGCTCGCTACACGCGGCGTCCGCAATGGCGGAAACGACACATACGAGCCACCGTTTCGCGGCACCATCGTCATTAGCCAGAACGCTGCTGTGGACGCCAGCGAGGCAATCCTGACCCGTATCGTCAAGCTGCATTTCAAGCGCCCCGAGGTCACTACCGACAGCCGCATCGCCGCAGACAACCTGAACCAGCTGCAGGTAGAGCAGCTGAGCTACTTCCTAGTCAAAGCCATCAAATCCGAAGGCCAGGTGCTGGAAACCTTCGCCTCCCGCGTGAAGTTCTGGGAAGCCGCCCTGCGTGAACGAAAAGATATCCGCATCGAGCGCGTCATCAAGAACCACGCACAGATGATGGCGCTGGTGGATTGCCTGGCGCTGGTGATCGATCTGCCCAAGAACATGAAACAGGACACGCAGACTGCACTGGCGAACATGGCCGAGGACCGTCAGCGCGCCATCAGCGCCGATCACCCGGACGTTTCCCAGTTCTGGGAAGTATTTGAGTACCTGGAGGGGTTGGGCGGGGAGCGCAGGGTCAACCATGCCCGCGAGGCCACGCGAATCTCGATCAACCTCAACGAGTTCTACGCCAAGGCTGCGCTGTTCTCGCAGAAGCTGGCCGACATCAATGAAATGCGACACCTGCTGCGCAACTCGCGCAGGCACAAGTTAATTGACGCAAGCATCGCCGTGAACAGCGCCCTGCGGGAGGGCCAGTTTGGAAAGTCGGCGACAGTGAAATGTTGGGTGTTCGAAGCCTGAACACCTGATCCAACCGGCGCGGTAGCGCCACAAAAAGCGGGTCCGGCGGGTGGTGCGCCAACACCACCCCAAGGGCCTCCCAACAAAGCTCAGGAGATGAGAGCCATGCAACAGATGAGCGGGATTGTTCCCCACACCGTTACACCTTCGCCGGTACCGACCACCGGACCCGGCACGGAGGCTACCACGGCCCCCATGAAAACACGCGAAACCCCGCCGCAGGCAGTGGTTAGCCTGATCCTTTCCCACAACTCGGTCACCATGGTTGCCGAGTTGGCCATGGGCCGTGGCTGGGTCGTGCTGCGCCGCTGGGAACGTCGTGCCAGCGTCCGCATCGGATGGGTACAGGTAGAAGGCCCCACCGACGTGCAGGCCTGTGCGTGCGCTGTAGGCCACGAGCTGGCCGCTCTGATGTTCGGCCTACCCTTCCCCTATGCGCTGGCCAACATGCTGCCCAAGGCGGCCACACAGGCTGCTCAGGACGCGATTGCGCAAGCCCAGCGGGAGGTGGACCGTGCCTAAGTCCATCGTTGTCTACGGCCCCCAAGGCAGCGGCAAGACCCTGCACGCCGAGGCCATCGCAAAGCGCCTCGGCCTGCAGAGCGTTAAGGATCTGGACGATGTGCAGCTCGACGGCGAGCGCCTGCAGCGTCACGGCTTTCTGTACCTGGCCAACAGCTACTGGTACGGCGACCGTGCTGCGGAACTGCTGGGCACGCCGATGATGGATATCAGCGCTGCGCTGGCCCTCATCGGTGTCAGCAACACCACAGCCAAAGCCAGCCGGGAGGTGCCCAATGCTTAACCTCCTGCTGATGCTGGCACCCGCTGCCGGCGGCGCTCTGGCGCTGCACCTGTGGAACACCCGCGCCCCGGCCATCAAACACACCGGCTTGGCAGTAGGGCAAGCAACCATCAAGCGGCGCGGCAGCGCCCGCATGGCTGTCCGTCGCGGGGTGCAGGCATGAACCTCGCTCGCGTAATCGAACTGAGTAAGGCAGCCCGCGCCGCCGGCACGCCCGGCCCCATGTCTACCGGTGAGGCGCTGACCGTCGCGCTGGTCCTCAATCGCCACGACTGGCTGCAGGAGGAAGGCTTCACCGTCGCGCAGGCACTGGATCGGATCGACGCCGATACCATCCCGCACCTGCGCGCCGCCGAGCGCGCCCTGCAGGCCGAGTTCGGCCCCGCCCCCTTGTCTCTGTCGCTGGAGGCCCAGCTGGACGCGCTGCGTGATTCCTGCATCCGCCGGCATGAGCAGTTGATCAGTTCGGCCAACCTGCAGAAGCGCCAAGCCGACGAAGCACGCGCAATCCGCGACCGTTGGATCCACGAATGCGCGACCTCTAATCTGGCCGGCTTGAAGAACGGCGCGGCGCTGATGCGCAACGCTGCAGTCGGCCGCAGCCCGCTCAACAGCCTGCAGGTCAAGATGGCTGGTGAATACCTCAACTTTGCAGTGGCGGTCACCCTGCTGCGCTTTGGGTTCGATCTGGAACAGGGGGTGTTCCATGCCTGAGTTCTCATATCGCGCAGGTGCTCTGTCGTGCCCTGCGTGCGGTGTTAAAGGTCACGTTCACGGCATTGACATTCGCAATGCAACGCTCACTTTTCTAACTGTTGAAAACGGGAAGTCGGTCGAGAATCTGCATCACCTTGGCCCGCGTGTCCGCGACTGCGAATGCCGCGACTGCGATTCAAAGTGGATCATCCTCGATGACACCGGCCTTGCCATGAATGCAGCGGCGATCGATTCACTCGGACCAGCCAAGCGTGATGGGGGAAAGCCATGACCCAGTGCCAACTGGAACGCCTCCCCGATTCGATGAAGTGCAAGAGCGGCCACGTGGCCAGGCTGATGGAAGACCGGCGCTGCCGGTCCTCCAAAGGCGGCATCTTTGTCGAATGCACCTGCAGCCAGACGGCTCGCCATGATGACCGGGAGGCCGCAAAGCGCGACTGGCGACGCCTGCAGGGCATCCGCACCCGTCGCCCGGCCCCAGCACCAACCAACGTGCTGCAGCTCGGTCTGCGGCTCACTGGGGGCAATCGTGGCTGATGGAAACCAGCAGCTAAGGTTGCCCGCGAGCACTATGGGCCACGTAGGATCAGGATCCGGCTTCGGCCGGATCCTGACCTTTGCAGACTTGCAGCGTATCGTTGCGCCTGCAGGACCAACGCCCAGATCTCGAACAGTAGTGCAATGGGCAAAGGCAAACCGGATCAGGTTTGGCCAGGACGGCCAAGGTGGCATTTGGACGACGGTGGACGCAGTAAATGCGGCACTAGGCCTCCTGCCACACATGGCCACGGAACAAGTGCGAGCGGAGAGTTTGATCTGATGAGCCGAGGAAGAAAGCGGGCATTCAACCCATCCATACCCGCCCACATCGACCAGGACACACTACCGCGTGGCATCTACTGGGAGCGCGACAGATGGTTCGTGTATGCACCACATCCGGAGGGCGGTAGGCCGATCAAGGCGACGGTGGCGAATGCCGCCGCTCGCCTATCGGAGCTGCATGCGATCATCGAAGCGCGGCGCACTGGCTACACTGCCGGCACGCTCAGCCATCTGTTCGACCAGTTCCATAGATCCCTTGAATTTAAGGAACTGGAGCTACTGACCCAGAAGCACTACAAGGCATACGCCAAGGCCCTTGAAGAATACTTACTGACTGATGGATCCACATTAGGCCTGCTGCAGGTGGCACGCGTGACAACGCCAATGGTGCAGCGCCTGGTTGAAACCTTCGCGGTTGGGCGCGCCGCAACTCGTAGCCAGCCTGCGCTGCCAGCGACGCCATCTAAGGCCAACCACCTCTTTCGTTATCTTCGCCGAACGCTGGCTTGGGGAGTCCGACACGGTCACTGCAAAACCAATGCGGCTCTCGGTGTGCGTCAGGCAAAGGAAGCCAAGCAGTTCAAGATGCCTTCGCGGGAGGCGTTCGCCGCAGTTCTAGCGTTTGCCCGCGAGCGCGGCGCTTTCCCGCCCCACACAAAGGGGAGCTTCCCGTCTTACCTGGCCCCTGTGATGGTGTTGGCCTACAGCGTGCGGCTGCGCGGCGTTGAGGTGTGCACCCTCAGTGACGCGCACCGGCTGGAACAAGGGATACAGAGCAACCGCCGGAAAGGCTCACGCGATAATGTGACGCGATGGGACACAGAAACCGAGCAAGCATGGACAGCTCTCGTCGAGCGCCGTCGCGAAATTTGGAATAGACCCGGACGGAAGTTTCCCGAACCACTGCAACCTGCGAATCGCTTCCTCCTGGTGGAACAGACCGGCAACCCAATGAGTAAATCGTCATTGGACAGCGCGTGGCAGCGCTTTATTAGAGAAGCGATCCGCGCCAAAGTCATCAGCGAAAAAGAAAGGTTCTCGCTGCATGGTTTGAAGCATCGCGGTATCACCGACACCGCCGGAAACCGGGGAGATAAGCAGGATGCGGCAGGACATGTGACACCCGAAATGACCCACCGCTACGATCACGACCTGCCGGTGGTAGACACGCCGAAACCGCGCTAATTTTTCCACCAATTTTTCCACTGCAAAGAAAAAGGCACTTGGGCGCAAGCCTAAGTGCCTGTTTTATTTGGTGGGCCCACCAGGATTCGAACCTGGAACCAAAGGATTATGAGTCCTCTGCTCTAACCGTTGAGCTATAGGCCCTGCAAGGGTTTCAAGCCGATTTCTTGGAGGGCCGGTGTAATTTCCGTGTAACCCTGCTGCTGGTGAGCCTGCCCTGGAGGGCGTCCATCGCATCGTGCATTGAAGCGGCGTGAGTGTACCGTTCCGCCATTGCTCTTGTCTTCCATCCGCCCATCATTTGGATGGTCGCTGCATCAAGGCCGGCGTGTGCAGCGTTCGTCGCCGCAGTGTGTCGCATCGTGTGCGGGGTACAGTGCTTGGTGATGCCGGCACGCTCCACACAGCGGCCGAAGACGGTGTTCATCTGGTACGCCCTGCCCGACTTCGCACGCTTCGAAGGGAAGAGGTAATCCTCGCCATCCATGCCGTCGGTGTAGTCGGCCAGGTAGTCGGCAAGGATCTGCGGCATAGGCTGTTCCCGCCTGCCGGCCTTGTCGTGCCGGATCCACAGCACCCGCCGCTCGGCATCCACGTCGCTGGCCCGCAGGCTGAGCGCCGCCTCGTGCCGCAGACCGGTGTACAGCGTGATCATGATGAAAGGGTGGGCCAGATCGGATTGATCGTTCGCTGCGGCCTTGAGCAGGCGTTGCGACTCGGCCGGCGTGAGGTAGACCAGCTTCCCCTCTGGCTCGGCCTGGCGCGCCAGCAGTGGCACTGCAGCCAGCATCTTCCGGCGGCGCATCGTATTGAGCATGTGGAGCAGCGCAGAGCGCTCCCGGTTGATCGTGGCCGGCGCCGCGCCCTCGCCTTTCCGCTTGGCCACGTAGGCCAGCCAATCATCATCGGTGAAGCGCGACACCTGGATCTGGCCAAGGTGCGGTTTCAGGTGCTCCCGAAAGCGCATCGCCTTCGTTTCAAGGTCGCGACCATCATGCTTGGCCAAGTATTCGAGGTAGTCATCTGCGGCCCGCGCAAGCGACATGACGGCCTTCTGCTTGCTGCCCGCCACCCCATGTGCTGCTGCACGCTTGTCGGCTTTGAGCGAGGCTACAAGAGCTTCTGCTTGCGTGCGTGTGTAGCCCTCTGACTCCAGCCCGACTACCTGGTGGTGCCGCTGCCGGTTGACCATGACGTTCACCGACCATCGGCCATCGCCGTTGGCCAACCGCGTGTATTCGATTCCGCGCTCACTGATCGTCTGCCCAGGCTTCAGCCCGCGCATGCCGGTGCGTGTGAGTTTGGAGAAGGTTGTCACTTGAGCTTTTTGTCCAATTGGTCAACGGACGCTTTCAACGCGACAGTGGCCGCCTCCGCTCGCGCATCCCTCTCGCTAATTTCCTTCTGCAACTGAAGGAGATTTGCAACTAGCTCGCCCTGCATCTTCAGCAGCATTTCAAACATACCGACTGTTGCTATGGAGGTCTCCTCTGCGATGGCGCGCAACTGATCGCTCGCATCAAGCTGCTTCTCGAGCTCAGCAATGCGACGCTTCGAGGGCGAATCAAACGATTCCTCCAACCGGCCAACAAGCTCCGTCGTGAAGCTTCTTCCGTTCGCTTCGGCAGCCTCAGACAGACGGTCCTTCAACTCTGCAGGCAACCGGACATTTGTCTGCCTATCGTCCTTCCTAACCATCGCCCAGCCCAACGTAGCAAAAGTGCTTGCATTGTCACCGACACAGCGATACGGTTGCAACATAGCACTTTTGCTATGTCGACATTGCCTCATCAAACATGAAGCCTCACCCCTCTGAAGCATCAATCCCTGCTCGGATGAACGGCCAAACCGCCGCTAGGTATCTGGGCCTAAGCAAAAGCACGTTAGACAAGATGCGCGTTGAGGGTCGAGGACCCCGCTACCTGAAGATCGGCGGACGCGTGTTTTACCGCCCGGCGGACCTTGACGCCTACATCGAGGCGGCCGTCATCGAGACGACCGATAGCCGTGCGCTTGCCGGCTGAAAAGAGAACGGCCCGAGCGGTTGCACCCGCCCGAGCCGTGGAAGTCACGACCGAACCCTTCCAAGGAACGACCTGACCATGGACTCCACTGTACAGCAAAGGTACCCCGAATCAATCGGGGAACACCTCGACACTCTTTCAGAAAAAACTGACCCGGCCCAGGTGACTGAACACTGGTCAGACCAGCAGTGGCGGGAGAACCCGCTTCCCAACAGCATAACCAACCGGCTTGCCCGTATTGATCGCGCGCTGCAGGGCATTGAGGCCATCCACACCCTTCTGCACCGCAACTGGCGCGCCAAGGCCGAGCAATGGCCGGCCTACGAGGCGCTGTCACCTATCATGGTGGAGGGGCTGCACGTGGCTCTGGAGGGCCTGCACGGAATCGCTGTGGCCTCCTGCGAATCGGTACGCATGAACGAGTTCGGCATCTGCGGGGCACGCCGATGAGCTACCGACCGATTCGCGCCCTCACCGCCCGCCAGCTGCGCGACCTGCCGCGCACGCACCTGGAGCGCTGGCTCGACACCACCAAGGCGGCAGAGAACGCCCTGGGCACGCTTATTGGCATGGGGTGCAGCGCTCCCCAGTACGCCAACGACCGCGCCGTGTGCGAGCACAACCGGAAGCTGCTGACGAAGCAGCTCTGCCGTTCGCTTGGCTGACCGGCAGACACGATGACCGGCGAGTACCGCAAGCAGATTTCCGAACGGAAGCGCCCCAAGCTCACGGGGCGCGGTAAAGGGCATTCGTTCGTGCAGCTGCCGCACTACATGCTGAAGTCGTCGCAGTTCCGTGCATTGGGCGGATCGGCACTCAAGCTGCTGATGTTTCTCGCTGACCAGTACAACGGCAAGAACAACGGCGACCTCAGTGCCACCAAGGACATGGTGGAGGGAACCGGAGTTTGTGCGCCGAGCAAAGTTCACTCGCTGCTGCTGGAACTGGAGGCAGCGGGCTTCATCGTGAAGACAAGGCATGGCACGAAGAAGTTATGCAACCTCTATGCGCTGACCTGGTACTCAATCGATGACTGCGACGGGAAGTCCCTGGAGATCGCCTCCGGCCCTCCAAGGAACGACTGGAAGAAAACAGAATCGGTGGCCCCCTCAGGGGTACTCACTGGCCCCCTCAGGGAGCCAAAAGCAGCATGACGACCCAAATAAAGCCCCATCAGGGGGCCATAACAGAGGTTTTGGCGGTGTTTTGTGGCCCCCTGAGGGGGCTCCCTTATATATATCTACCAAGCGTCAGCGTTTCTGCCGTTGCTTCCCGGCTTCTGCTTGACCGCTTCCAGAGCCCTAGCAGCTCGAGTGGCCTTCATGCGCCAGCCCTCCAACTTCTGGATTTGAAATCTGGAAGTGACTGCAGGCGCGATTCGTGCGCAGTGGACGGCTGCGCCGGGGAGATCGGCCAAAAATTCGGCCGATCTCTCGCCAAGGACTTCAGGGAATTGCACCCGGAAGATATCCGGTCACAAAAGTCCGAAGATGGGCAGAGCGGCCACTGCCCCGGAAATTCCGGGGTACAAATCCTCCAACACCGACTGCATGAGGTGGCAGATCACCACCCCATCCCAGGGGGGAACGAATCGCTCCCCCTCACTGTAAGTTCTTACAGTGGAGTCGGACTCCACTTCTGCCACCGGTGCCGGGCTGGAGCCGGGGTCCAAGTTCACGACAGGCTCCGCCGGCTCAGGCTGCGGTGTAATCGGATTGCACCCAGTGGATGCCGTCTCGGCCTGGTCGGGCTGGTGAGTGGAATCGGATTCCAAGACTCGCCGGCAACGGTTGCCAGTGCGAATTCCACGGGCCGGAAGTACACCAACAGGCCCACTGCCCAAACCTGCCACTGGCACTTTCTGGCACTGCCAGATGCTGCCGCTGGCACCGCTGCGAGTAACCAACCCGTTATTGGAACTGTTCCGCTTTCGGGGCGATTGCACGCACCACTGTTGACCAGGGGGAAGGCAAAAGTTCAGGGCCGTCTCGGCACGACACGCGCGACCCCCTTTCTTCGCGCTTCCGCAGAATTTGATTTTCGGTGTGAGGTCTGTGGAGCTCCGCTCTCCAACCCAGCAGCGGGGCGGCCACGCCGGTACTGCTCCGATGCATGCAGGCAGAAAGCCCACCGCATCCGGCGCGCGCTGAAGCCAGCGTAACGAAACCCCTTCCAACAAGGGCCACCAACGATAAACTGAGCGTGTCCAAGACAGACCGCCCCACGGGCAAGCCTGACACCGGACCGTCATTGCGGCAGAGGCAACGCCAAAGCGCGCTCAGAGACCACTTCAACACGGTCCGAGCGCGCTTGTGCGTTTCTGGACCCTTCAAAAGGGATAGTTCCATGACTTACCGCAACGATTTCCAGCAGATGCGCGAGACCCACGCCAACCGCAAAGCCGCTTTTTCGGCACGCGCGGAACTCGGCAAGCTCGGCATCACCATCGATGAGCCAGTTTCGGATAGGCCACTTGACCAGCTGCCGCGCGCTGAAGCGTTGGCGCACCGCAATAGCCTGCGCCGCGCGTCCAACGCGTTGATGGCACACGCCAAGGAGAAGCCCGAGAACCTGACCGATGGCGTCATGGATGCGATGGAGTACATCAACAATGCCATCAGCCTGATCAGCGGCGGTATGGATCATCAGGAGCAGATGGACCTCACCGCCGCAGAGCACATGGGCACGATGAGCGAAGGCGAACGGCTGCGCGACACCGAGGGCCGGCAGATCGGCACGCTGCTGACCGCATCCGACATGAAGAACCAAGCGACGATTGCACGTCGCCTGAACGCGATGCGCTCTGAAAGCGGCAGCTTCAACAACAGCGATGACCAGGTAAGCCTGTCGGACTTCATCCGGGGCGTTGCCAACATGCGCACCAGCGACGGCGTACGAGCAGCCCTCAGCGAAGGCACGAACACGGCAGGCGGCTACACCGTGCCGTCTGTGCTCATGCCGGGCATCCTCAATGCGCTGGTGCCAGCGTCGTCGGTCCTGAGCGCGGGGGCCAACGTCGCAGTGCTCGACACTTCCGCCAGCTCTTTCACCATCGCCGCCGTGGACACCATCCCCACCCCGGCATGGCGTCGTGAGCACGGTGAGGTGGCCGAGAGTGAACCGGCTTTCCGCTCGGTCAAGGTAACTCCCCGCAGCCTGGCGTTCCGCTTCAAGATCTCGCGCGAACTGCTGGCGGACTCGCTCGGCGGGCTTGATGCAGCGCTGCGTACCGCCATCGCCCAGGCATTCGCCAAGGAGATCGATCGCGCCTCCCTGATGGGCAGTGGCACCGAGCCGGAGATCCTCGGCCTGCGCAACATCCAAGGCATCAACAAGCTGTCGATGGGCACCAACGGCGCCCCGATCACCGACTGGCGCCAGTTCATCCGCGCCCGCCGCCTCATCACCGAGGCCAACGCCCCCGTGCCGGACGTGGCGATCCTGTCGCCGCGTGAAGACGAAACGATGAGCCTGTTGGTCGACACCACCGGCCAGCCGCTGCGCCGTCCGGAAGCCCTTAGCGACTGGAAGTTCCTCACGACCAGCCAGATCCCGACTAGCGAGACGGTGGGCACCTCCGACAATGCGGCCGCCATCTACGTCGGCGGCTTCCCACTCTTCACCATCTACATGCGCGAATCGGTGTCGATCCAGTTGCTGAAAGAGTTGTATGCAGAGACTGGTGAAGTGGGCTTCATCTGCCACACCCGCCTGGACGTGGCCTCTGCATATCCCAAGGCCTTCACCCTCATCGAAGGCGTGACGGCGGACGAGTAAGGCGCAGGACCAGCCGGCGGTGTCCTCAACAACACCGGCAGCTTGGGCGCAGCAGAAAGCCCTGTGTGACCAAGCCCAGGGGGGGAGGGGCAAAGTTCAGCCCCTCCTCCGACCGGAAACCACCTGTCCTCGCATATAGATTTTTTCCAACGCCCCAAATTAATCAGCAAATGGGCATCGGGCGGTTACCCGTCCAGTGTTCCGCACAGGAGGTAACAAGGTGAGCGCTGACACCCCCATCGGTACGGCCCGAATCGAAGTTGAGGTGGACACCTCACAGTTTGATTCAGCCATCGCCGCGGCAAAGCGGTCTGTCACGGATATGTCTACATCCGCCCAGCAGCAATATCAGCAGTTGGCGGGCGCGGAGAAGCGGCGCGTTGATGCCATGATCCGGCAGGCCGATATCATTGGCATGAACAGGGCGCAGCAGCTTGCCTATGCAGCCTCCCTGCGCACCAGCGGCCCCTTGCTGGACGAGATCACCAAAAAGCTAGCCAAGAACCAGACGGCAGCCCAGGGCGCTGCGACAGAGATCAACAAGTACGGCGTGAGCCTGAAGCAGCAGGCGGCCGCAATGCGTGGCGTGCCTGCGCAGATGACCGATATCGTCGTTGGCCTACAAGGCGGGCAAAACCCGCTTACCGTCCTCCTGCAGCAAGGTGGGCAGCTAAAAGACATGTTTGGTGGAGTTGTGCCAGCGGCATCAGCGCTCGCGGCCCAGCTCTCAGCCCTGATCAACCCGGTGACCTTGGCCGCAGCCGCAGCCACCGGGTTAGGGGCTGCCTGGTATTCGGCGAGCAACGAGGCTGCCGCATTCGAGAAGGCACTGGCGATTGTCGGAACGCGCGTGAATGCCAATACCGCAGAGCTGATCAGCTATGCCGACCAAATCGCCCGGCTAGACGGCATCTCCGAGGGCCGTGCTGCCGAGGCCCTCGCGCAAGTGGCGATGACGGGCCAGTTCGCTGCCGATGAATTGCGGAAGGTGGCCCAAGCTGCGCTGCTTTGGGAACAGGCCGGTGTGTCCAGTGCTGACGAAGTGATCCAAGCCTTTGTCCGAATCAAGAAGGACCCCATCGCCGCACTGAAGGAGCTTGAGGTTCAGACCGACGTTGTAACAGACGCCCAGCGCCGGCAGATTGAATCACTGGCAGACCAAGGCCGTCAGACGGATGCCGCCAAGCTGCTGTTCGGAGCCTATGCGGACACCATCAATGCGCGAACACCCGAGATTCTCGACAGTGCCTCCGCCATTGAAGGAGGCTGGCGCAGGGTCAAGATCATTTTCGCGGATCTGTGGGACCTGGCTAAGGAACCATTCCGCGCAGACGGCATCGATGACATGCGCAAGGACCTGGAAGCGGCCCAGGACAATCTGCGCCGCTGGGACCGGCAAACCAGTGGCGGAACCTACGGTTCTCACTTCCAACGAAGCGAATATCAGCGTGCCAAGCAGCAGGCTGACGAAGCGCTGCGGACCCTGCAGTCAAACATCGGAGTGACGCTGATCGAAGCTAACAGCGCCACAACGAAGGCAAGAGGAGAATGGACCGCCCTGACCGCTACATGGGACAAAGCGGCACAGACGCGCGCCAAACTGACCGAGATCGAGGAGAAGGGAAAGGCTGCTAACCAGACAACGGCACAGATCAAAGCCGCCCAGGATGCTTACCTCGCCAGCCAAGAAGCGAAGACGACGGCAGTGCAGCGCCATGCCGCAACCGCGAAGAAGGCACTAAGCGATGAGGAGCGAGCTGCAAAGGCGGTCCAGTTGACCTATCAATCCCTTGCCGATGGTTTGGCAAAGAGCATCGCACTACAAGGCGACACCACGCAGGTCGGGCGCATTCGCTACGAGATCGAGAAAGGCAGCCTTGCAAGCCTCTCGGACACGCAGAAAGAAGACCTACTCAACCTGGCTGCCGTGAAGGATGCACTCGACGACTACGCTGCCATCTACGGCGACACGATGGATGGAGTAACCGCACGAACCGATGAGGTTGGGGACGGCATCACCGAGATGACCCGCCAGGCCGCAAGAAACATGCAGTCTGCCTTTGCTGACTATCTCTTCGACCCCTTCGACAAGGGGCTGGGCGGGATGCTGGAGGGATTCGCCAAGACGCTGCAGCGGATGGCAGCTGAGGCGGCTTCTGCCCAGATATTCGATTCTCTTGGTAACTGGGCGTCCGGCTACACAGGGCAAGGCGCAGGCTGGGTCAATGCGATAGGTGGCATCCTGACCAACGCCAAGCCCAATGCCAAGGGCGGCGTCTACGACTCACCAAGCCTGTCTGCCTACTCGGGCGGCGTCTACAACAGCCCGCAGCTGTTTGCGTTCGCCAAGGGCGCTGGTGTCTTCGGCGAGGCTGGCCCCGAAGCAATCATGCCCCTGAGGCGCGGCAGTGATGGGCGGCTCGGTGTTTCTGCATCCGGAAGCGGCACCGGCCTGCAGGTCATCGTCAACAACAACGCCCCGGCCAAGGTCAGCACCCGAGAGCAGCAAGGCACTGGCCCCAATGGCGAGTCGGTAAGGCAGCTCATCATCGAGGTGGTGTCCGACGACCTGGTGAACGGCGGGAAGACCGCTCAAGCCGGGCAGAGTCGATACGACTGGCCTATGCGGGTGTAA